CCCGTCAGCGACGTAGATGCGCGAGGTGTTCACCGAGTCGCGCCAGATGCCGCGCTCGACGCCCACCGTGTCGAAGTCGACGGGGTAAGCGACGTTCGGCAGCAGGGCCACCTGGTCGACGTTCGAGCTGAACGTGCCGAGCCCCTTGCGCTTCAGCGGCGGGACCGGCGGCAACGTCGCACCGACCATCGCGAGGTCGGAGACGGCGTTTAACGCGCGCTCTGCTGCCTGGGCGACCGAGAGTGCGGTCGACGCCTCAATCGCCCCGTCTTGGGCCAACTGCGCGACGGCGCCGGCCAGCTTGTTCACGCCCGCGAGAGCGGCGCCGGCGTCGAGCGTCACCGCGTCGAGGCTCGTCGTCTGGATCTCGTCGACCGCCGTGAAGAGCAGCTCGAACTGGCGGATCTGCTCGTGCTCGACGAGGAACTTCGCCAGCTGGTCGCGCGTGAGGCCGAGGCGCCGAATCGCCATCACCACACCAGCGGTTCGAGCGCGGCCTCGAGGCGCGCGACGGGGAGGTGCGCGTGCGAGTCGCCGCGGAAGCGCTGGATGCGCCAGTTGCGCATGTGCCCCTGACGACGCCACGCGATGCGGTGCCGACGGTTGCCCCACTGCCCGACGCGAACGAAGTGGTCGACGGACCAGGTTACGCCATCGAGGCTGTAGCTCGTCGAGATCGTCGGGTCGGTGCCGAAGGGAACGGAGCCCGGCAGGGAGACGAGCTCCAGCTCGTTGAAGATGGCGCCTGCGCTCTCGTTGTAGACGATGGGCGTCGAGAACTCCCATCGCACACGCTGCCCCCAGTGCGTCGAGACGTCGTGCGCGAAGTAGCCGAAGGCCGCGCTCTGCGGGTCGCCGACGCTCCAGCGGTCGTAGGCCCACACGAAGTTGCGCGCGCGGTACTCGCCGAAGCCCTGAAGCACACTAGTGAGGATAAACCAGACTGGTGCGCCAAGCGCCTTCGAAGCCTCCGCGTCGAAGACGAGCGTGCGGTCGGGGAGGTGAACGTAAAGACACTGATGCGCCCGGTCGTTGCGCGCCTCGAGCTTCACGCCCGCGAGCTGCGTCTCCGTGTACGTCGCGAGGAGCTCGTCGATCTCCTGCGTCGAGATCTTGTTCGCGACCGCGTTGGCTCCGATGTAGATGCCCGGCGCCTCGTTGCGCCCGCCGCCGAGGAACGCGATCGACTCCTGGTAGGCGCAGCAGGCGAACGTGCCGACGCAGCCCTTCATGATCTGCGCGCCTTCGATGCGTTGAAACGGGAAGCCGACGCCGCCCACGTTGTCGAAGACTTCGATCGTGTAGCGGTTCAGCGCCGTCACCTCGTTGCGCACCTTCACGAGCGCGACGACGGGATCGGGGTCCGCCTCGCTGCTCGCGTACTTGAGCGGGCTCACCTGCGTCGGGTCGTTGAGCTCCGTGACGATGAGGAACTCGCCGTCGGTCGTCATGAAGTAGCCGTCGACCCAGCAGAAATCGACGACGACGCCGAGGTCGGGGTCGGTGACCTGCGTCAGCGTCGTGCCGTTCGAGTAGTAGAGCTTGCCGCCGGACGCGATCGCGAGCTGGTCGAAGGAGTAGTCGAACGTGACGTAGCCGCCGAGGCCGACGTCGCCGATGACGTGTACGCCGCCGAGCGGGTCGATGCGCACGAGCTTCGAGCCCATGACGCGGTACAGGTTGCCGTTCCAGTTGATGCCGCCACGGTCGACGCCCGGTCCCGTGCCCTCGCTCACGATGCCGTCGGCGGGGCGCAGGTATGCCTCGCTGATGCCCGTCGCCTTCGGCACGGGAACCATGTTCACCGGGTAGGCGGTGCGGAAGTCGGGCGACGTGTTCGCGTAGATTCCGGCGAGGATGGGGATGGCTGCCATTTCACTTCCAGTAGTTTCTCGGCATCCTGTTCGCCGCTTGCTCTAGCACGGTCGCCCATCGAACGTTGCCCGGTTCGTAATGCCCAAGCGGGTTGATGCGGTCGACCGAGCACCCTTCGGGACGTGGGCCAAGCTCGGCGAAGAACTCGTCGAAGCTGGCGAACCTGAACTCGACGCTCGCGTATGCCGCATGATGTGCGGCGCCTTGCTTTGTCCTGCGCTTTGCCCTGCAAAAGCTCTTGTACGCATCTACTTTGAGCGGGTCGTTCTTGATACCGGTTCCTTTTGTCGGATGAGGTGTCGAGTCGAATCTCGTTTGGTTCCTGCACGGTTTGCAGAAGAACTCGCGGCCTTGGCGTTGCGCCTTTCTCACGGCATCGCCGCGAGCCATTCGCGTCTGCTTACACCTTGGACACGTCGTTTCGACACTCAGATTGAAGTTCGGCATGTGCCAAGTGGTAGCACGTTACCACTTGGCATCACTTCCATTTTACGGCGTCCGCCCACCACGCCGCGCTCATCTTGCCCTTCGCGATGTTCTTCGCGTGGCGAGCCTTGAAGGACGCGCGGCGCTTCTTGTCGGCGTCGGACTCGCCCTTCTTCGGAGGCGAGCCGCTGACGCCCTGCTGCCCGAAGCGAATCAGCTTCTCCTTGCCACCCTCGCACGCCTTCACGACGTGCGACTTCTTCGGATGGCCCGGCGTTCGCTTCGGGCTGTTGCACTTGAGCGCGGCCTTCGTGGTGGCCATCGCTACTCGTTCGCCGGAGCAGGCACCACGGGCGCCTCGCTCTTCGTCGGCTCAATGCCGAGCGCGCCCGCGAGCACCGTGAGCGACTCGTGGAGCGCCACGACGTGGTGCATCTCGAGGATGCCGGATTTCGTGGCGTGGGCCGCGAGGTTGGCGAGGTTGGTGAAAGCCGTCTTGCTGTCCATGCTCAGCCCTCTACCACGGGCGCGGGCTCGTCGGCCACGGGGGGCGCAGGCGGCGCGTCGGGCACGATCTCGATGATCGTGAGGCCGAGCGCGGTGGCGGTGTACGTGTAGAGGTACTCGTCATCCGAGCCCCACGCGGCGTAGGCGTCGCCCGTGAGGTTGATCGTGCCGGTCGTGAGGTTCGCGCGCTCGGCGTCCTGAAGCCACCACTGGTAGCTCGCGCTCGTGCCGGGCTGCACGTTGACGTTGTTGATGAAGAGCACCGTCGCGGTGGACGGGAACACGGTTACGGGTTCGATGGTTGCGAACATGGTGAATCCTCAGGAGGTAGTGAAGTAAAACCACGTCAGCCGGATGGCTGTCGATGCGGCGAGTGTTGGCAAATACACCACGCCGCCGAATTGCGCGCCATTTCCAGTAACGCCGCCAGCCGTGGTGGACGCTGGAACGACCACCTCCGTCGCAAATGCGTTTTGGGCGGGCGGTGGCGGGGTGATCGTCGTGACGCCGTACGTCGATTGAATGCTCGCGCTGGTCAAACGCACGTCGCAGAACACAATCGAGCCGATCTGTACGTAGCGGGCGAAGCTGACCGTCGGGAGCGTCCCGCCCCACTGTGCAGCGGTGCCGCCAATGGTGGGCGTCCAGCCGTTTCCGGCGGTCGATGCAAGCGGAGCCTCGTTGTACGCATCCAACGTCTGCGCGTCCGCGTTGCCCGGCGTCGCGGGGAGTTTGAGGCCCTGGCTTGTGCCCGCCGCCTGAATCGTCGCGCCGGTGGTGGCGGTGTTCAGGATGAAGTTCCCCGCCGAGTCGATGCGGGCGCGTTCGGTGCTGAGCGTGGCGAACGTCAGTGCGCCGCCTGCGTTGCGGAACGCTTCGATCCACGATTCGCCGCCTTGCGTCGTGAAGCGAAGGCGAGCGGTCGCCGCGCTGTTGGTCGAATCGTTGCGAATCTCGCTCGTGACGACGCCGGCCACCGTATCGGCCACGACGCACTTGAAGCCCGGACTCGCCGTGCCGATGCCGACGTTGCCGGTGGTAAGCACACGGATGGCCGCAGCCCCGCCTGCTTGGATAGAAAGCGCGCCAGTGCCCGGGCCAATCGTGATCAGCCCCGCGGATGGTGACTTGATCTCGAAATCCGCATCCACGGCATTTGAAAAGGTGGCCATCTTCGTGCCAGTGCCAGTTTGCTCAACCGAGAAACGGCTTGTGCGCTCATTCGTGGTGCCGATTGTAACCGTTCGACCCGTGGCCGAAATCTTGGTCCCATCGTCGATGAGCCCCGAATCCCCCAACGTGCTCGGCCCGGTCCACCGCGGGATCGTGCCGGTGGTGCCGGAGCCGCCGACGGGAGCGGACCCACCTGTTCCAAGGATTCCGCGCAGCATCAGAAGCCCTCGCCGGGAATGATGTGGAGCGAGCCCGCGACGCCGCCAGCGACGATGTACGAGATCGCGTCATGGTCGTCTGGCTTCGTGATGGTCACCTGCGAGAACGGCACCGGGTAGTCGGCCGTGGTCGCGGCGACGACGCCGTTTTGACGGTTGAACGTGCGGACGTAGACGATCACCGTGCCGAGGTTCGTGAGGCAGAGGCTCTTCGAGTTCAGCCCGATGATGGTGCTCGCCGAGACGTTCGTCGGGGCGACTGTGGTGCCCGCGGCGTAGGCGGGCGAGAAGGTTTGCATTGCAGCCATGGGGACGACCTCAAATCAGGTAGGTTGCGACGAAACGATACTGCGTGCCCGCGGCGGCGGGCGGCGACGAGGCGGTGAAGGTCGGCGAGCCCGACTTCGTGAGAGCCGCGCGCCACTGACCGCCGAGGAAGGCGACGGCGAGCTGCCAGCCGTCGAGCGGCGTGCCGATGAAGCCCGTGTTCGTCGTCGGCATCACGCCAGCGGGGAGGCCGGTGAAGTAGTCCGTCGTCGTCGTGAACGCGAAGCTCGACGCAGCGGCAAGCGTGAACGAGAACTCGAGCGTGACCTGGTTCGCGATCTGCGTGTAGCGCCCGGCGAAGGTCGTGTTCACCGCAGGGACCGCCAGCGTCGGCGCAGGCGTCCACACGCCCTGCGTCACCGTCGTCGTGTTCTGCTCGATGTACCACGTTACCGCGGCGGCGTTGTAGCGCAGCTTGAACGACGAGTTCGCCGCGAGCGCAGTCGGTGCGCCGAGAGCGCCGGTCGCCCCGTTAAGGGCCACCGTGAGCGCCGCAACGGCCTGCGAGCAGAAGACGAGGAGCTCCGTCCCGTCGGCGACCTGCGCCGCTGCGGGAAGCGTAATCGTCATCGCCGCGAAGGGAGCCGTCGGCGTGAGCACGAGCCACGTCGAGGCCGTCGTGCTCGCGACCTGCACGTTGGTCCCGTTGACGTTCGGCGAGGCGTACTGCGTCACGTAGTCCGGCGAAACGAACTGCGACTCGATGTACGCGAGGAGCGTTGAAAGCGACGCCTTGCGCGCGTCGCCGTTGCTCGCCGAGTAGACGGGAAGCTGGTCCGAGCCCGAGAGCTGGTTGAGTTGCGAGAGCTGGTTGATCGTGACGCCCATGGTCTTCCCTTATTCGTAATCGATGGCCGCGTCTTGCCCCGCGAGCAAAGGTTCGGTCGGCGGACGCACGAACGGCGAGTAGAATTGATTCCACTGCTTGTTACCGGCGCCGCTCGGGAGCGTGCCGGGGTACTGCATCTGCGGCGGCGTCGCGCTCTTGCCGTAGATGGCATTCCACGACGATCGCGCGTTGATCATCGTGCCCGGAAGCACCTGCTTGCCATAGCTCGGCGCGAGACGACACGCGAGGTTCGTGATGATGGCCTCGTTTGCCGCGTCTGGCACGTTCGTCTGCTCGTCGAGGTCGCTCTGCTGGGGCGAAAGCGGGATCGGGTAGCCGAGGCGCACGCCTCGGGCGTTCCATTCCGCGAGCATGCCGTCGAGACGGCGCAGGGCCGTCTGGAGGTCGTTCGCCGTGAGGTTGAACACGTAGTCGGCGAGGCCGATCTCCGTCAGCGCCGCCTCGATGTACTGCCGCTTCGAGTAGCCCATGGTTCAGCCCTCCGCCGCCTTCTCCATCGTCGAGACGATGCGCTCCGTGAGCGTCTTGTCGCTCCAACGCTTGTCGACCTTGATGCCGAGCTCCGCGGCCTTCGCCTCGAGCTCCGCGCGCGTCGGGGGAACGTCGTCTGCGGCCTCCGCGATGGCGGGCGGAACGTCGGCGACGGCGACGGGTTCGGTCGACGGGAACGCAGCCGCGACGGCTTCCTCGAGCGAGGCGAACCAGCCCGCGGGGATGTCGCCGTGAAAGTGGTCGCGCGCGTCGTACGTGATGTCGCGTCCACTCTCGTGCTTGCCTGCGAAGTGTTGCCCTGGAACTCGGCAGATGATCATCGGATGCCCTTTCTCGCAGGACGCTTGACGCGCGCGACGCTTGCCGTCCGTGGCTTCAGTAGCGCGGGCGATGGCACGTCACGCACGATGCAAACCTTCGGTTTCACTTGCCCTTCTTCGGCGCAGCCTTTGGTCCCTTCGACGGCTTGCCGGCCTTCTTCGCCGCGGCGCGCGCGGTCGAGAGAGCGACGGCGACGGCCTGCTTTTGCGGCATTCCGGCCTTCATCTCCTTCGAGATGTTCTTCGAAATCGAACCCTTCGAGTAACCCTTGGTCAGCGGCATGCGCGCATCCTAGCACGACGCAAGAAAAAAGAAGGGGCGACCGAAGCCGCCCCCTCTTTTCTCACCGAGCTGAGCTCAGGAGATGCGGTAGGTGACGAACGTGTTCGCCGCAGAGCGACGGGTGCGGAAGCTCGCCGAGGTGAGCGTCGCAACCGCACCAGCCCCAACGACCGTGTGCGACGCGCCAGGCGACGTAACGGTGAAGGTGTTGGGGCCGGTGTTGACGACCGACCACTGGATCGTGTCGTTCGCATCCCAGTCGGAGGAGGCCTCCATGATGGCGCCCGTGTCGAGCGTCGCCGTGACGCCGGCCGCCGTCGACGAGGTGACGAGGCCGGTGAGCACGAGAGCCGCAGTGAGCGTGCCCGTCACGTCGAGCGTGCCAGGCGCCACTTGCACCGGCGAGAGGAGGCGCGTTTGCTTCACGACGGGGGCGGTGCCCACCTCGTAGTAGCACTCGATGCCGCCGACGGCGGTGATGACGATCGTGGCGCCGCTCGCGTACGAGCCGAAGACGCTCTGACCGTTGGTGAAGTTGCCGATCTGCTGCGGCATCGACGGGTAGTTCGGCGTCCCGACGAGACGCTCGACGAGCACGCGGCCCTGCGAGAAGACGGCGATCGACTCGCCGGCGGGGACGGTGACGGTAACGGTGCCAAAGGGCGAGAGGTAGTTCGACATTTTCTGTGTCTCCGTTCAGCGTGACATCACTGGTTGAACATCATGACGCCGGTCATTTCCGGCTGCTTGTTCACGACGCCGAACAGGAGGTCGACGCGGTAGAAGGTCTGGAGCGTCTTGATGTCGAATTGCTTCGTCATCACGAGCTGGAAGCCGCTCGACGTGGATTCGGCCATGACGCCGGCGCCCGCGTTGCTCGGGATGGCGAGACGACCGGGGAGGATCTCGAGGGCGCTCTTCACGAAGAAGGGGTTCGCCGAAGCAGTCGCCGTGTTGAGGAAGGTGATCGCCGCCGCGGCGTTCGCGTTGACGATGCAGTTCTGGTACTGCGCTTCCGCGTCCGAGCCGCCCTGGTTCGAGATGATCGGCGGGCTGATGGTCATCGTCGTGTTCGAGTCGACCGAGATGACGCGGAAGGTCTTGAGCTGACCCGTGCCCTGCTTCGTGATGAGGTGCACGGCCTCGACCGCGGTGCCGCCGGCAAAGGTGCCGATGGTGAAGGCGTCGCCCGCCTTGACGCTGGCCGTGCTGTTCACCGTCACGCGCTGGAAGCGGTTGTCGACGTTCGACATCTCGCCCGTCGTCGCGACGCTGGTTGCCTTCGGCACCCAGAAGTTACCGCCGGCGACCGTCGTGTTGATCGTGATGCCCGCACCGGCAGCCGCCGTGATGCGGTTCACGTAGTCGGCCTTGTAGGTGTCGAAGTTGCAGATGACGCCCACGTTCGCACGGCGAAGCGCCGAGTCGGAGATGTCGTTTCCGAAGCTGCGCGCCTGGTTCGCCGCGCCGTTGGCGAGGTTGTTCGCCGCGCCGTTGTAGTCGCGCGACGAGTAGACGAGCTTGCGGTTGTCCATCGAAACGCCGAGCTCGTTGAACGTCGAGTCGCAGAGCGCCACGTCGTCGAAGCCGGTGCTCGCCGTCGTGCGGCGCACGAAGACGGTGCCCGTGAGGCATGCGACGTTGGTGATCGCGAGGTTGATGTCGCTCGCGAGGCGCTGCTTCGCGCCATCGGTGAGGCGACGCTCCTGAAGCGCGTCGCGGAGCTCGCGCGCCGTGAGAACCCACGGGGCCGAACGCTGGAAGCCAATCGTCGCGGGGACGGTCAGCTGCGTCGCGCTCTGGAACTTCGTCGTCATGTCAGAGCCGGCGAAGGTCTGCATGATGTACGGCATCGGGCGCCAGATGACGTCGTTCGTGCGCTCCATCGTCACCTGGTCGGTGACGTACTTGTCGCAGAGGTTCGAGAGCACGAGCGCGTCGTCGAAGCCTTCGA